CCCCGCCATATTCGCAGCCAGGTGGCGCGGCTGTTGTTCCTGAAGGAACGTACCGGATCACAGCCGGTAACAAAGATGTCCGCTACGCTCATCTGGTCGAGTTCGGAACGGCTAAGACCGAGGCGCAACCGTTCTTTTGGCCCGCTGTACGCGCCAATCAGAAGCAAATCGTTCGCACGATCCGTCAAGCCGTCAGAAAGACGATCCGCGAGAATTGGGGCAAGAAATGACAGCACTCATTCATCGCCTGCGCGGCTTCATGTGGACGCTTCAGGTCCGACGCATCATGCGCAAGGCTCGTAAGTCTCCCGGCCATGCTCATCGCATTTGGCTCAATAGGAGAACCATTCTATGAGCAGCCCGGAAATCGCACTCCAGAAGGCATTAATCGAGCGACTGCGCAACGACGCGGGTGTCATCGCATTGGTGCCAGCGTTGAATATCCACGACACGAATGCGCGTCCCATAGTCGATCCGTCGATCAATCTCGGCACCGATCAGACTGACGACGCCGAGTATCTGGCCCGCGACGTGACCATAGTTTTCCACGATCTGCATGTCTGGAAGAAGGAGGCCGGTCTCGCGGGTGGCAAGTATATTGCCGCTGCCATAACCAAAGCCGTCAGAAAGGCCAGATTTCAGACCGTGGACGGCTTTCACTTCGCTGACTGCCACGTGTACCGCACCCGCTTTCTTCGCGATCCAGAGGGCGATTTCAGCCATGGCATTGTCACTGTGCGGGCAATCACTCAGGAGGTTTCATGAGAGCCGGTAAGCTTGATCGCCTCATCACCATTCAGCGCGCCACATACGTTGATGATGGCATGGGCAACCAGACGCCAGCGTGGGCGAAGCTGGCAGACTTGCGCGCCCAGATTGTGCAGGCCAGCACCGAAGAATATATCCGCTCTTACGGTGCCAGCGATGACACGGTGATTATCTTCCGCACCCGGTATTTCCCCGGCGTGAAGAACGAAGACCAGATCATCTATGCGGGTGCGGAGTTCGACATCAAGGAGACCAAGGAACTCGGTCGCAAGCAGGGCCTGGAAATCAGGTGTGTGAGCCGACCATGAAGGGAACCAAGCCACAGCTAATAATCGACAATGACGCGATGCAGCGCGTTCCTGCGCCGCCGTCTTGGATTTCTGACGAGGCAAAGAAGGAATGGCGTCGGGTCATCAAGGGTCTGATTGAGCGCCGTATTCTGACGAATGGCGATATCGGCTCGCTGGAAAACTACTGCATTGCCATGGGCCGGGTGCGTCAGCTTGAGGCCAAATTGCAGGAAGGTTTTGAAGCTCCGCTGTTCCGTGCGCAGGACAAGGCGATGACTACAGCGCGCCAGCTTGCCGCCGAACTTGGATTGACACCTGTGTCGCGCTCGCGGCCAGCAGTGAGGAAAGCGTCAGATGGTGACGAAGACCTATCCCCACTGGATATATGACGGTTCCGAGATCGAGGATACGTTCGGGCATGGCGACCGCGCCGTGCGGTTTCTGCGCGCCTTGCGTCATCCGAAATCGATCCTTCCGAAAAACGCCTTCCAGTTGGACGAGTGGCAGGAGCGCATCGTCAGGCGCATCTATGGCCCGCGTCATCCTGATGGCTCCCGCGTCGTCAAGACTGTGGTGCTGTTGCTCCCTCGCGGCAATCGCAAGACTTCGCTGGCCGCTGCGCTCGCACTGCTCCACACCATCGGGCCGGAACGGATAGCGCAAGGTGAAGCTATATTCGCCGCAGCCGACCGGAAACAGGCCGGGATCGCGTTCAAGGAAGCGCTGGGCATTATCCGGGCTGACAAGCGTGTCGCCGCTGCTACCCGTGTTTATGACGCACACAACAGCGCCAAGAAGATCGTTTACCCCAAGGAAGGATCATTCCTCGAAGTTATTTCAGGTGAAGCCGGAACACAGCACGGCAGAACCCCGGCATTCGTTCTTGCCGATGAAATCCATATCTGGCCGAACCGTTTCCTGTGGGAAGCCCTGACAACTGGTCTGGACAAGACCGATAATCCGCTTCTGGTTGTCGCCACGACCGCCGGACGCGGGCAGGATAACATCGCCTGGGATGTGGTCGAGGATGCCCGCAAGGTTGCCCGTGGTGAAGTCGAAGACCCGTCTATCCTCCCGATCATCTTTGAAGCCGACAAGAACGACGACTGGCGGGATGAAAATGTCTGGCATGAAGTCAATCCCGGCCTGCGCCATGGCTATCCATCCCTTGATGGTTTCAGACGCCACGCCAAACGCGCAGAGCGCAGCGTAGGCGAGCGCCAGTCCCTTCGACAGCTAAAGCTCAATATCTGGCTGGACGCCGCTACAGACCCGTTTGTAGACATGGATATCTATGATGCTGGCAAGGGCAGAATTGACCTCGACAGCCTCAAGGACGAACCGTGCTGGCTGGCTGTGGACCTCTCCTCGACTGTTGACCTTTCGGTCATCGTCGCCTGCTGGCGTGACGCTGACGGCTATGTGGTTCATCCTTGGTTCTTCTGCCCGGAAGAGAGCATCGAGGAGCGTGAATACAAATCCCGTGGCTCATATCAGGAATGGGTTGAACAAGGGCTTGTCACAGTCACTGAAGGACCAACCATCGATTTTCAGGCCATAGAAAACAAGATCGTGGAAATCTGCGAGGATTTCGACGTTCGCGAGATTGCATTCGATCCATACATGGCCCGACAGGTGCAGCCGAAGCTTCTCGAAATGGGTCTGCCTGCCGTGGACATGCGACAGGTGCCCTCCCTGATGATGCCCGCATACCACGAGATTGAGCGGGCTATTCTGGCTGGAGAGTTTCGGCACGGCGGCAATCCTGTGCTGCGTTATTGCTTCTCCAATGTCGTCGTGAAGCGGAACGATACCGGCCACGTCGCAAAATTCACCAAACCGAAAATGTGGATGTCAATCGACGGCGCTGTGGCTGCCGCCATGGCCGTTTCTCGCTGTTCTCAAGGGGATAGCGGGCGATCCAGCTACGACACTTTCACCGGCAATATTGAGGATTTCATCTGATGGCGAATGAAGAACAGCTAGTTATTGATGTTGTCGCCAAGCTCAACGAGCTTGAAAAGCAGATGGCCCGTGCGAACCGGATCACGGCGCGAGCGTATCGCGAAATGTCTGCCAATTCGCGTAAAGCCACGAAACAAATGGAAAACGACGCGGTGCGCTCGGCGGTGCGCATTAATCAGGCGCTCGCAACCATTGGCAACAAGATCGGCGGATATGGTGCAGCCTTCGGGGCAGGCATCGCCGCGAATTTCACGCTTCAAGGTGCCAAGGAGCTAATCGATAGCTCGACGCGGATCAGCAATGCGTTGAAAGTGGCTGGCTTGGAGGGCGAGCAGCTTACGAGCGTCTACAACAGCCTATTCAAGTCAGCACAGCGGAACGCTGCCCCGCTTGAGGCTCTGGTGACGTTGTATGGCCGCGCCAGCCTCGTTCAGAAGGAACTCAAGGTTTCTACTGCCGATTTGCTCAATTTCACCGACAAGGTGGCGTTGGCATTGCGGGTTTCAGGCCAATCGGCACAAGAAAGTTCCGGTGCATTGCTTCAGTTGTCGCAGGCGCTCGGTTCCGGCATCGTCCGCGCTGAAGAGTTCAATTCGATCCTTGAAGGTGCACTGCCTATCGCTCAGGCGACGGCAGCCGGGTTGAAAGAAGCGGGTGGGTCTGTTGCAAAACTTCGCCAACTGGTCGTTGACGGCAAGGTGTCTTCTGAAGCGTTCTTCAAGGCCTTCGAAGCCGGTGCCGTCATCCTTGAGGACAAGGTAGCCAATTCCGAACTGACGGTATCGCAAGGCTTTGTTCGCCTTCAGAATGTGTTGATCGATACGGCCGGAAAGATCAATGACGTGACGGGCGCAAGTGGCCGCGTGGGTTCCGCGCTGCAATCCGTTGCCCATGTTGTCGAAGCCGCTGGCGTAGCTATTCGCAACTTTGCCGATAGCGATCTAGGACACCTGGCTGACCGGATTTACACGATCCTCAATCCAATCGATAAGCTGATCAGCAAAATCGGCGGTTTGAAGAACCTCCCTCTGGTGATTTCCACGATCAATGAGGCGATGTTCAAGGCAGCATCGGGCGAGCCGATTAATGAGCCGAAGCCAGCGCCAAATATCAGGCGGATCGCTTTTGAAGCTCTCGGTTCTACCGGCAAGGATGATCGTGTAGCAAAAACCGGCAAACAGCTCACCGGCGAAGAGATTTCTGATCGTATCAACGTCGCATTCGGCGCGGGCGTGAAGCAGGTCAGTCTTGCCGATTATCCAGTGGATGAGAAGGAAAAGAAGAAGCGTAAAGCCGCTGGTTCAAAGTCTCATTCTAAAACGGCTGATCAGCAGATCGACAGCGACGTACAGGCCATTCGCGACCGGACAGAAGCCCTTCGGCTGGAAACAGAGCTTGTAGGCAAATCCTATTACGAAGCTGAAAAGCGGCGGATGTCGCTTGATTTGGAACAGAAAGCCCTTGCCAAGCTCAAGGACGAGGCCATCAAGAAAGGCCAGACCGACCTTTCGAACATCCAGATTTCGGCGGAACAGCGCGCCCAGATCGATCAGGTTTCCGATGCCTACGCACGGCAGGCTGATGAACTTCGCCGGGTACAGGAGCAGCAAGACAAAGCCGAGCAAACTGCCGGTGAGTTCTACGACACATTCAAGTCGTCGGTGACAGGTGCGATTACAGGCGCGAATAGCCTGTCTGACGCCCTTCAGAACATTCTCAACAAGCTTTCGGACCTTCTTCTAAGCTCCGCTTTCGATGCGCTTTTCAAGCCTTCTTCGGGCGGTTCCGCTGGCGGATCATTCGGCAATATCTTTAGCAGTCTCGGAAGCCTGATTACAGGCGCATTCGCTGACGGCACCGACTTTGCACCCGGTGGGCCTGCTCTGGTTGGTGAGCGCGGGCCTGAAATCGTGAACCTCCCTCGCGGTTCGCAGGTCGTGCCTAACCACATGCTGGGCCAATCTGGACAGGGCGGCAGAAGCCAGAATGTCAACGTGCAGTCTGACGTTCGCGTGTCTGTCGACAAAGACGGGAACCTTCAGGCCTACGTCACCAAGCAATCCGCGCAGATTGCGCAGCAGGCTATCGAAACGTGGCAGAAGCAATCCACAACAACGCAGTGGGTTGGCAGAGCAGCCAGCAGAGCTCGTAACGAATACCGGATTAGGTGAAAGCCATGACCAGTTTAAATCGTCTCGAAAAGGCAATGGTGGCAGCGCTCAAGCAGGCGCTCGCCACGTCTAAATCTGTCATTGTTCCGCCCGGTGGCTCTTTGCTGTGGGGCTGGTTCATGGACCTGAACGCCTCCCGCACGTGGCACATGAACGGGCCAAATCCGATCACCTACGTCGATATTGAGGCCTACGGTCGTATTAACCGCTGGAGCCTTGCCGCTCATCACGTGGCGATCCTGCGCGCCATGGACGCGGCATATGTCGAGGATTTCTATTCGAAGCGTGTCACCGACAAAGAGGCCGTAGCGCCACGTCCAACCGGCGACATCAGCCCTGACCTATTCGATGCGGTGTTCGGCTAATGGCGAAGGTAATCAACAATGCGCTGTATCGACACGGCGGATGCTCAGGCTATACCGAATATAGGTACGGTGATCAGGGCAAGGCGCTGCCGTTGGCGGCAGTGAGCATTCAAAAGCCGAAGTCTGGGGCAGAAGTGAAGCCTGTCTATCGGGGCGAAAATAAGCGCCGACTGATTAACGAAGTCATGGACGCTCTCAGTGATTGGCGAAAGTCTCCTTTCGAGAACGAGGGCGCAATGCGCGCAGGTCTGCGAAGTGCCATGTGTTTGAAGGGGCATGCGTGGGCCGTATCCGACTGGCAGGCAGCAGAACTTGTCAATGCTGCCTTTACAGAGATGGGCGCGAAACGGCCTTCATGGGAAGAAGGCGAGCGCGGCTATGCTCTCTCGTTGGATTACTGCGCGTGGTGTTTTTGCGCTATCGCAGAAGAAGACCGCAGCAACGGGCGTCGGTTCTGTTCTGTGGAGTGCGCCCGCGTCAGTCTCGTTCACATGACGCGAAAGGAGGGAGGACGCTATACCGCGACCATTCGCAACGCCTACCGTCTGATTGAGCAGGATAAGGCAGCACCGCGTGACTGCGAATATTGCGGCAAGTCCTTCAAGTCTGACGCGAAGGGGCAACGTTTCTGCACTGGCAGTTGCGCGGCCCTTCATCGCCTGGGCGACAGTGTTCTTCGTGAACGGGAATGCAAATTCTGTCACGCCACCTTTATGCCATCCAGAGGCAAGCAGCAGTACTGTACCATCAGATGTTCCCGCCATGCCAACGCCAAGGCGTCAGCCGATGCCTTAGCGCACGTCACAATCATATGCGGCTGTTGCGGCGTGGCCTTCCATCCCAAGACTGAGAAGACGCGCTATTGTACGCCGAAGTGTCAGACCGAGATGGGTATACGGGCGTGGAAGGCGCGGAAGCGGGCAGAGAACGCGCCACGGAAAACCAGTTGTGAACATTGCGGTGATGATTTCCTGCCGTCAAGAAACGGTCAACGCTTCTGCTCAGATGCATGCGTTTTTGATGCAAAACGATATAGAGCGGGCGCAAAGCCTCGGAAAATGACCCGGCGTGTGTTTGATCACTTCATCGGTATGCATTTTGACAAGGCATGGAATAGCCGCCTTACGCCACAGCGCTTCGACTGGATGCTGATGGAACGAGGGGCGGCTATTACAATGGAGGTGGCCGCTTAAGCCTGCTTCCACCCGCCCGACTTCTTGCCGGTGATGTCCATAACCGTTTCTGGCGTCACCGGCGAAGGCTGCTTCTGAAGCTTCTCCACCCGATCCACAAGCACAGCAATGCCGAGGCATACCGTGCCAAGGCCGAACGTGACAGCCGCAAGTATCTGATGAATTGCCGATGCTGCCTCTATAGCGAATAACGCGCCGCCGATGATTTGAAGTGCGCCAAGCGCGAACAGAATTGTTTTCATGGCCAGCCCCTTTTTCCGCAAGCTGGCAGAGGCGCGGCGCAACGTCAATCCGTGTTGCATGGCATGTCGCGTCTACTGGCGGCAAGTCTGTTTAACTCATTGATATTGCACAATAGCCATTTGCAACATGTCGCAACATGCTTTTTAAGGTCTGATCAGGCTAACCAATTGATTTAATTGGTGATCCCGGCTGGGTTCGAACCAGCGGCCTACAGATTAGGAAT